GCCCCCCCCCCCCCCCCCCCCCCCCCCCCCCCCCCCTCTCCCTGTGCTTTCGCCAACCGATAGTGCTACAAGAAATTTTTAATTTTAAATTATGACAGAAAACGAAAAGAAAGCAGGAGCAGATTTTGTGAAGGCAATCAAGATGTGCAAGCAACCAGAACTAAAGGAGCAGTTAAAGCAATCCTACATTGAACACTTGGAGGGCATCCTTGAGAGGTTAACCGAGAAGAAATCAATAATGGACAAGGAAACCGTTCATGTTACAAAACGATGAAACCGCTCGATACAGAATTTGACCGTTGGGGTATGTCGTTTGTTCAGCTTGAGAGGGTTAAGGACTTTGTGATTTACCGTAATAATCAGCGTGGGGATTTATTTGGGTGGATGGTAGCCAAAATAAAGAAATTACCAGAGTCTAAGTTTCCTAATGGTGCAGTTTATCCTCCGAGGGAATGCTTACCGAGTAGGAGTGAGGGTGGATCAAAAATTTGGTTTTATATGCCAAAGAGTGAAGAGAAAGCAAGGGAGCATTTTAAAAAATTAGTGGAGGGAGATAATGACAATAGACACAAGTAGTTTTGTTCAGCGAGAGACTGAGAATTTCTTAAAAGACTTAGAATTAGGTAAAATATCCGAGCATGAACTGATGGATATGTGCCGTAAGAAGGGACAACATCCTTTGTGCGTGGAAGGAAACTTTAAGTATTATGATTTTATTATTGCTGAAACAAAAACGGCATATGAGGTGAAGAGGGACTACAAATCTGCTGAAACTGGCAATATTGTCATTGAGGTAAAAATGTATGACAAGCCAAGTGGGTTAATTTCAACGAGAGCAGATTATTGGGTGTTTGATTTACCAGATGGGTATTTAATCATCAAACCAGAGCGGATAAAGGATTGTATTTTGTATCATGGTATTCAACAGGTCAAATTTGTGGGCAATGGGGACAGAAAGTCCAAAAAAGCGTATTTGGTAAAAATTGATATTTTAAAAAGGAATGCAAAGAGATGGGTGAGCAAGAATTAGATTATTTTTTAACTTTAGGGTGGATGTGGGACAATGAAGATGTTGTCAGTCCACCCCATGAACATGAAATTGAAAATGAAGAGTGAAATTGAATTAGCAGAGGAATTGGGTATTGATCGAAATGTTTTAAGGGCATGGAGAATGGACGGTACGATTGCGACTAGTTCCACCGTAAAGGTAGGAAACAAGATTGTTTATCACGAGGAAGGTGAGGAGGAGGTGCGGGAAAAATTAAAGCGTGAAATCAGTGTTTCTGAGATCAGTGAACCACTGGACGAAAACGAACCGCAAGAAATGGTGGTGACTAAGATTCCACTCAATCCGAATTTATTAATTTGTGGTGAAATTTATGTGAGGGTCAGAAGTAACAAGAATTTTTTAACTGGGATGAAAGTCACGGCACGAGCACCCGCCACTGGTGGTAGGGTGTGGGTTATGCTTGGACGATGCCCAAGATGGAGAGGAAAATGGTAATATGAGCAAGGAAGCAGATCGAATTGTCGAACAATGGGAGCAAGTAAATGAGCAGAAAAAAATGGAAGCCAGATTGGGTAGCCCGCAAAATATATTTGCGAAAGTCATTAAGGAAATGAGCAAGGCAAAACCTAAACCAAAAACCAAACCAAAAAAGAAATGAACTTAATAGACTTATTAGAATCGAATTTTGTAATTAATCCACTGGCGATTGCCTATCTTGATTGCAATAAGAATGAAGGTGCGAGTGATGGTGGATGCAAGGTTCACCTTTTGAATGGTGAGGTATTAGTTATATCTGGAGATGAGGCAAATGAAATCATTAGTGAAAATGATCAACAGAACTACATGACTCCAATAGCTGAAGAAATGGAGGCATTCCGTAAGGATTTTTTCAACACTTTCATGGATACCTTATCTACGAGATTAGAATGCATCGCAGATGGATTCAAATATCACGAGTAAATGAGTTTTCACCCTACACCACACCCTTATTTCAAACTTCCAGATGCGGATTTCGCAAAAGAAGTGGGAGCAGAAAAAACAATGGAACTTTTGCTCCAGAGAGAGGAATTAATTCATGCAGAAAAAACTGATCCTTTTCATCATGGCATAGAACCACCTCATTGGCAGATGGCAGATGAAGAGTTTGCTAAAGTTGATGAAATGTTAATTATGGGAGGGAATAGGTCTGGTAAAAGCGAATTTTGCAGTAAAAAAGTAGTAAAGGTCATTAATGACATTCCAGAGGCAAATGTGCTTTGTATGCATACCACTGCGAGTACCAGTGTTGAGCAACAACAACAATATATTTGGAAATATCTTCCCAGTGAGTGGAAGATGGCAAAAAAAGGTAAAGTTACTAATCTTACATTTTCCAAGAAGGGTGGTTTTACTGAATCTTGTTGCGTTGCTCCGAATGGTAGCCGAATTTTCTTTCGTAACTACTCACAAAGTCTGGAAAGTGGCATTTTAGAGGGGTCTGAGTGGGATTTGGTCTGGGCAGATGAACTTTGTCCCCATGATTTCATTGCTAGTTTGCGTTTTCGGTTGACCACAAGATCAAACCGTCCAGTGGTAAACGAGAAGCACCCAGAATGGATGGATGGTTCTTACCCAAATCGTGGATTATTAATTTCATTCACTCCAGTGACTGGTTATACACCAACGGTTCGTGAATTTTTGCAAGGGGCAAGGACAATTAAAAGTATTCCTGCTGATCCAGAGTTGTTGCCCAATGAAAAAGTTCCAGTAATTATGCAACCGTTAAAAGATAATGCACGAATTGTATTTTTTCATTCCGAATGGAATAAATATAATGATTACGATGCCTTAAAACGAACTCTTCAGCACGATCCAAAGACAAAAATTTTAACTCGTGCGTATGGATTACCTACTCGCGTGTCTGGTGGGCAATTTCCGCGTTTTGGAAGTGACCACCTAGTAAATCAGGATCAGATTCCTGAAAAGGGTACAAATTATATGATTGTTGACCCATCTCATGGTAAAAACTGGGTTATGATCTGGGTAAGGGTTGCACCAGATAATAAATGTTATGTTTATCGTGAATTTCCGAGTCAAGTGCACCCAATTGAGGGTATCGGAATGGTAGGAGAATGGGCGGTAGCAGGGAAGAAAATCGATGGTGACAAGGGATTAGCCCAACAACCTTTTGGATGGTCTTTGGCGAGGTACTACCAAGAAATAAAAAATCAAGAAGGGGACGAAGAAATTTTTTGCAGAATCATGGATAGTCGGTTTGGATCATCTCCTACACCCACAAAAAGTGGGGTGACTACTCTAATTGACCAGATGGCAGATATGGAGATGTTTTTTGAGCCAAGTGTGGGTGTGAGAATCGAAGAGGGAGTCACATTAATTAATGACCTTTTAGATTATAATGAAGAGCAACCCATTGACAGTTTAAACACCCCAAGACTGTTTGTGCATGAAGACTGCAAGAACACTCGATTTGCCTTATCTACATGGACTGGGCAGGACTCTAAACACGGTGCGTGTAAAGATTATATTGATGTTTTACGCTATTTTTGCCTATCCGCACCCACTTATTTAGACAAAGATGCGGGAGTTTTACACTCTGGAGGTGGATATTAGTTGTACAAGAAGTTGTACATTTCGGATTTAGTGAACCTCACTAAAAAATATGTCGATAAAATCGCATTTTATAAACATATGTCGGTTTTAATAATTTATGACACAAGAAAATATTATCCGATAATATTCGGCTAAGAACCGCATAAACACTAGGTTTTTAAGGTACGGTTAAGGGGTATCCCCTTAGCGATTCCTTGACTCAAATACAGAAATTTTCATTTTATACTTGCATTACATACTAATAAATATTATTGTCTTAATTATGAACAACAAATTCTTAAATCAATCTGAAATCGATGAGGTAGTCGAAGATGTGTTAACGCACTTTGAATTTAATCTTACATCACGCTCACCCATCAGTGAGGTCACTAAAACTGCTCTGGAGAAATTGCAAGACAATGGATTCCCTCAACGCAGGTCACTGGCAATAATTATCGCAAAGCAAGCAAAAGCTAGATGGGTCGGAACATTTAACAGATAGGAGAAAC